TAATACTGGAGCTGCTTATAATGTAACTTTCACAAGTGGTAGCGGTTTGTTTGAAACTTATGCCGCGGAGTTTAATGGTAGTAGTAGTTATATAGATGTAGGATTAGACATACATAACAACAGCGTTAACGGACTAACCTATTCTTTTTGGGCTTATTGGGATAATTCTACTTTCGGTAATGCAATTTCAGGTGGTTCAACTAGTGGTAGTTCTGGAAAAAAATCAAATAGACAATCGGCTGTATTAAATAAAAATAGTGAGCGTTTTGATTACGTTTCCAGAGAAGGCGTTTATTGTAGACATACAACATCTTTATCAGATGGTTGGCATCATTTTGCAGTTACAGACAACAGTGCAGGAGGAACAGCAGCGGTTAAAATGTATATAGATGGACAGGATGTGTCTTTTTCATCTCCTACTGCTAGTACTGGATATAGTACAAATACTGATTTACAAATAGGAAGAGGGAGTAACAACTCAGGCGGGTGGGCTTACTTTGACGGCTCATTAGACCAAGTTAGAATATTTGATAGAGCCTTAGATGGAGATGAGGTATTTAAGTTGTATGCGGAAGTAATAAACTAATGGAAGATTTGAATTAAATGAATTACATAAGAAAAATATCGGTTGGTGCCGACTATAAGAACGCAATGCATTATATTGTAGGGCAAGAAGTTTTAGGAGGTAGCTACACAATAGCAGAGATCAATCAAGAGGAAGAGTCTTACTCTATATGGGTAAAGAAAAAAAACGAAGTCCAAAAATGGAAAGAAATATCTAACACTCCAATAATAATTGAATACAACCTTAACATTATATGAAGCCTAGATGGAAATATTTAATCAAGCCTCTTGGAAGCGAGTACAACAACAAAAAAAAGATAGGAAACCAGGATCTGATAGTAAACACGTCGATAGAGAATGCGAAATATGTGAACAGGATGGGCATTGTACTTGCGGCGCCAAATCTGGGAGAGATACCAGTTGGTAGTAAAGTTGTAGTTCACCACAATGTTTTTAGAACTTATTTCGACATAAAAGGCAAGCAGCGAAAAAGCAATGAGTATTTCAGAGATAAACAGTATCTTGTAGATGAAGAAAGAATATTCATGTACGATGCTGGAGAGGGCTGGAAGACTACTAAAGACTATTGTTTTGTGTCTCCTGTTGATTATATACAGGATAGCGATATACATAGGACAGAAGAGGAAAAAGAAAAGCATGTGGGACTTATAAAGATAAGTTCTGTTTATGATTCTGGAAAAAAAATCGGGTATACAAGAAACTCAGAATACGAGTTTGAGATAGATGGAGAAAAGGTTTACCGAATGAGGCACTCTGATATTTGTATAGAATTTTAGATCAATGGGAAAATCACTTAACAGAAGAGGTAAAAATAGCCACTGTACTAGAGCTCAGAAACAGGGAAGAAACAAGCCTGCTAAGAGGAAGTGAAATGGCTGATGCTTTTATAAAAAATAATCTGTCTTTAGTAGTTTCATTTGTTGTGACTGTTTTTACTGCTGGTGGGATATTCGCAGAGTTTACAGCTTTAAAAGATGAGATACATTTAGTGCATGAAAGGCTTGATGAAAAAATATTAGTTATTAATAACTTAGAGAAGCGTATATTAGAGATAGAGAAAAAAGCTGAATACGAAAGAGGACTTTTAGAAGCAAAAAATAAAAAATGAGTAAAGAAGTTAAAATCAAATCCAACGGATTAAGAAACGAACTGAAAGAGATACGTAAGAGTATCGACAATCTAACTAACGCCATACTTATGGCACAAACAAACAAACGTAATGAAGAAGATAATTATTCTAGCAGCCCTCCTGATGACGGGATGCGCTGGACAAAGACAGACTCGTATAGCGGTTTATCGGGAGATGACGAAGGAAGTGTGCAGAGAGAACCCACACGAAATAAAACTAGCCCAGATCTTGTGGCATGAAGTAGTTTTAAATGGAGAAGAACACAAAAGACACTATACAGCGAGTAATAGACGCAGGTGAAAAAGCTGTTGAAGAGCTCATTAAAGTTGCAGAGGAGGGGATTATAACTGGACATCCAGACGATGATCTTGCTGCTGATAGGTTAAAGAATGCAGCGGCAACAAAAAAACTTGCCATATTTGATGCATTCGAGATATTACAAAGAATAGAAAACGAAAGAAACAAACTAGATGGCACGGACGAATCTGAAGCAGGTAAAGGCAAAGATTCAGGATTCCAAAGCTTCGCAGAAGCTAGGGGAAGAAAATCTTGAGTTGATTGTCGAGCTAGATCGTTTAGTGCCTAAAAAGAAACTGGACGGTCTTAACAAAAAAAAGGCTTGGGAGTATGGATACAACAAGGAATATGATATTGTTATAATATCAAAAGACGGTACTCTTGGCAAAATTGTGCGTATACAGAATTTAAAAATAGGGCTACCTTTGCAGCCGAAAAATGTATACCAAAGATCCAATGAAAAAGCCGAGCAATACTGGGAACCATCTGAATATCCAAAAGAACTTAAGCAGATCAAGACCGTATTCCAGTGGAACGAGTATCCATCTTCATTCAAAGAGTCGTGGATACAGTATATTGAAACAGAGTTTGAAAGAAGAGATTATGGTTATTGGTTTAAAAACAACGGTCATTCTACTTATATCACTGGCTCTCATTACATGTACTTGCAGTGGACCAAGATTGATGTTGGGCACCCAGAGTTTAGGGAGTCTAACAGAGTATTCTTTATCTTCTGGGAAGCGTGTAAAGCCGATGATAGGTCTTACGGAATGTGCTATCTTAAAAACAGACGATCTGGATTTAGTTTTATGTCTTCAGCAGAATCCGTCGCTCAAGCAACAATTACTTCGGACTCACGGTTCGGGATATTGTCCAAATCTGGATCTGATGCTAAGAAAATGTTCACAGACAAAGTGGTTCCAATATCCACTAATTACCCCTTTTTCTTCAAGCCTATTCAAGACGGAATGGATAGACCAAAAACAGAGCTCGCCTACAGAGTACCAGCATCCAAGCTTACAAAAAAATCCATCGCAAACACAGAGTTACAACAAGAGCTCACAGGTCTCGATACAACAATTGACTGGAAAAACACAGGAGATAACTCCTACGATGGTGAAAAGCTACGACTCCTTGTACACGATGAATCTGGAAAATGGGAAAAACCAGATAACATCCTCAACAGTTGGCGTGTCACTAAAACTTGCTTACGATTAGGTAGACGCATTATAGGAAAGTGTATGATGGGATCAACATCGAATGCACTTGATAAAGGGGGAAATAATTTTAAGAAACTTTATAGAGACTCCGATGTAACTGAGCGAAATGCAAACGGACAGACAAAAAGCGGAATGTATAGTTTATTCATTCCTATGGAGTGGAACATGGAAGGGTTTATGGATAAACATGGTATGCCTGTCTTCAGAAGGCCACAGAGAGCCATTGAGGGGATAGACGGCATGGATATAGATGTGGGAGTGCTTGACTACTGGGAAAACGAAGTAGACAGCCTTAAAAACGATCCTGACGCTCTTAATGAGTTCTACAGACAGTTCCCTAGAACAGAAAACCATGCATTTCGTGATGAATCTAGAAATACACTTTTTAATCTGTCTAGATTATACGAGCAAATAGACCACAATGATGGGATAGAAACACAGAGAGTTGTACAAAGAGGAAACTTTTCTTGGTCTAACGGTAAGCGTGATACAGAGGTTGTTTGGACTCCAGATCCAAAGGGAAGATTTTATGTTTCTTGGATACCTCCAAGAGAGCTTCGAAACAAGATTATAGATAAGAATGGAATCAAGCATCCAGGTAATGAGCACATTGGAGCCTTTGGATGTGACTCGTACGATATTTCTGGAACAGTTGGAGGGGGTGGATCAAACGGTTCATTACATGGTTTTACTAAGATAAATTTTGACGGGCCATCTAACTATTTCTTTTTAGAGTATATATCAAGGCCGCAGACGGCTGAAATATTCTATGAAGATGTGTTAATGGCTTGCGTGTTTTATGGGATGCCTGTTTTGGCGGAGAACAATAAGCCCAGGCTGCTTTATCATTTCAAAAACAGAGGCTACAGAGGATTTAGCCTTTCAAGACCAGACAAGCATAAAAACGACTTGTCTAAAGCAGAAAAAGAACTTGGAGGAATACCATCGTCTTCAGCGGTTATATCGATACACGCAGAGGCGATTGAGTCTTACATAGAGAAGCATGTAGGATTTACAAACGAAGGTTCTGGTAATATGTATTTTACACGCACTTTACTAGACTGGGCAAACTATGATATTAACAATCGAACAAAGTATGACGCTACTGTTTCTTCAGGCTTTGCAATTATGGCTAACAATAGGTATGTAGAGCAACCGAAAAAAGTTGTTAAAGAAATAAATGTTACCTTTGCAAAGTATAACAATGGTGGGATACGTAGTTCGATATTGAGGTAAAAAATTATATGGACGGAGTTCAAACGAGAAACGTTTTAGGCTTTCCAGACCAGCTTGCTTCAGATGCTTATAAGGCATCTAAAAAGTACGGCTTGAGTGTTGCTCATGCTATTGAATCAGAATGGTTTAGAAAAGAAAGCGGAACGTCACGATTTTATAACAACAGGGATACGTATCATAAGTTACGCACTTATGCAATGGGAGAGCAGTCTGTGCAAAAATATAAAGACGAGCTTTCTATAAATGGCGATATATCATATTTAAATTTAGACTGGACTCCTGTTCCAATTATTCCAAAGTTTGTTGACGTTGTAGTTAATGGAATATCGAACAGATTGTTTGATGTGAAAGCAGAGGCTATAGATCCAGTATCATCAAATAAAAAAGCAGAGTACAAGTTAAATGTACAAACGCAAATGATGAATAAAGACATGTTTCAGGATATGTCAGATAGTCTTGGCTACAACATGTTTGATGTTGATCCAGATCAACTACCACATTCTGACGATGAGTTGGATTTACATATGATGGTTGATTATAAAGACGATATAGAAATTGCTCAAGAAAAAGCAGTTTCTAATATTTTCAAGATAAACAACTATGAAAATATAAAAAGAAAAGTAGATGAAGATCAGACAGTTCTTGGTATATCTGCTGCGAAACATTCATTTAATACACATGACGGGATTACTGTAGAATATGTAGATCCTGCTAATCTAATATGGAGTCCAACAGAAGACCCGTATTTTGAAGACTGCTATTATTTTGGTGAAGTAAAAAATGTAAATATAACAGAGCTAAAAAAAATAGATCCTTCTTTAACTCAAGAAGACATTAAAGAAATATCAAAGCTATCTTCTAAGTTTGATTCTTACCAGGGCATACGAGGGGGATATAAGACAGACAACTTTGATCACAACACCGCAACATTATTATATTTCTGTTATAAGACGGATAAGAACATCGTATACAAGAAAAAGAAGACTGCTCAAGGAGGAGAAAAAGTTCTTCAAAAAGACGATCAGTTCAACCCGCCAAAAACAGAGAGTGCAAGATTTGAAAAACTTTCTAAACGTATTGACGTATGGTACGAAGGTGTACTTGTTCTAGGAACAAACTACATTCTCAAGTGGGACATGATGAAAAATATGGTTCGTCCCAAATCGGCAATCAACAAGGTGTTCGCTCCCTTTGTTGTCAGTGCCCCAAAAATGTACAGAGGGCAAATAGACTCTCTAGTGAAAAGAATGATACCGTTTGCGGATCAGATACAACTACTACATCTGAAGCTACAGCAGGTAACATCCAAAATGATACCTGATGGTGTCTATATGGATATTGATGGCCTTAGCTCTGTTAATTTGGGTAACGGCGCCACATACACTCCACAAGAAGCTCTTAACCTTTACTTTCAGACAGGTTCTGTTATTGGTAGGTCATATACAGAAGAGGGTGAATTTAATCACGGAAAAATACCTGTACAAGAGCTTACATCTTCTGGAGCAAATAGTAAAATATCTTCGCTTATAAATATGTACAACTATAACCTGGGCATGATAAGATCTGTTACAGGATTGAATGAAGCTAGAGATGGATCTATGCCTGATCCTAACTCGTTAGTTGGTGTACAAAAGATGGCGGCGTTAAACTCAAATACGGCTACAAGACACGTTCTTAAATCAGGTATTTTTGTCACAGAAAGACTATCTGAATGTGTGAGTTATAGATTAGCCGACATGCTAGAATACTCACCAATGAAAGATGCTTTTGTAAAGGCTATTGGTAAATTTAGCATTGAGCTTCTTGAATCAATTAGCGATCTACATCTTTATGATTTTGGTATTTATATAGAGCTTCATCCTGACGAAGAAGAAAGGACTTTCTTAGAGCAAAATATACAAACCTCTATAAGTGCAGGTAAAATTGATATAGATGACGCTATTGACATAAGATCTATTAAGAATGTAAAGATAGCATCACAAATGTTAAAGGTTCGTAAGAAAAGAAAAGAAGAGCTTGACAACAAGCGTCAACAACAAAACATAGCATTACAAGCGCAGGCAAACCAAGAGGCATCACAAACATCAGAGGCTGCTAAACAGCAAACCATGATGATGAAGATGGAGGCTGATGCTAAGTTAGCTCAGCTTGAAGCGCAAATAGAACTTCAAAGAATGCAGGCAGAGTTTCAGCTAAAATCAAGATTAATATCTCAACAAAAGGGATTTGATTCTCAGATTAAAAGCAACGAAGCTATGCTTCAGCAGAACAAAGAAAAATATAAAGAAGACAGAAAAGACCAACGCACAGCTAAACAAGCAACGCAGCAGTCAAAGCTAATACAACAAAGACAGCAGGATTTAGATCCTATTGATTTTGACGGAAAAGACTCATTAGGATCTGGT